TCATTCAAATCATAAATTGCAAATTCTGTTGGAAAGACTTCTTTCACTTCAGCCGATGCAACTATATTTTTCATTGCAGACATTGTAGAGATATTGCTGCCTGCTTTGATCACAAGGTTCTGATTGATTGTTGCAAAATTCTTCAATACAGATACCGTTTCATTACTAAGATTCATTATATCAAATTCCTTAAATTTACACCATTTGGAACTGGAAGACCTTGTATATCTTTTCTAACAATCTCCCAAAGTTGTTCAATACTAATTGCCGCAGTTTCAGCAAATTCACGCAGTTTAAAATTTTCATCTTCTAAATTTTCTATGCGTTCTTCAAGTTCACTCATTTTCACTATTCTCCATTTCATTAATATATAAAGCTATAATACCATAATGTATCACTTTTAGCAAGTCCCTTCTGTCCTTGCCATTCTTTTTTCCATACCGTTGTGCATACTTTAATATGTTCCCGATACAGAAACCTTCACCATGACCGCCATCTATAATAAACTCTGTAGCTTGAAACTTGTTTTTGCTATAGTGTTCATCATAGGTGGAGTCAATATACTTTGATAGTTCTTCTAAGGCTTTATCTTCGTTGTATTTGTAATCAATCAAGAAGAAACTTCCTTTTCGGCCTTAGCTTTTTCATAATTTTCTTTCTCACGAACAGACATGTGCTTCATAATCTCTTGTTCTGAATCTACTACATTCCAATTCATAGCCATAGATCGTCTTTCACCATCACCAAAGAAAGGCATTACTTGATGCTTCAACCAATTAGGAAATACTAGCATTACACCAACAATAGGTTTCACAAAATCCTCAGTTTGACCATGCAACTGTAAAATATCTCTCCGACCACTTTGTCCCCAAATTAAATGAGTAAATCCATCAATAGAACCACTAGCATTATGTAATGAAGTAGGAACTTCATCAAGCATCTCAATACAAGTAGGAACTTTCAACCAAAGAAAACCAGACAGACCAGCCATAGTTTGGCATCCATGATCATGATAAGGATTATAATCTCCAGCATAAGCATGGTTTGTCCAGCACTGGAAAACTTCAGCTTTTGAATCTCTATCATATCCTTGTTTCAGATATGTACTACCGATCTGATTAAATACAGTTTCTAATTGCTTGCCAACTTCATCGTCAAGAGGAAAATCTAATTGAGCAGACCTTTCATTATTTTTAAGTTGGCCAACAAGACCACCAGCAAAACTATCGTTTGCTGGAATAATGACATTATCGATATGCTCATTAACTTCAGCAATAATTCCAAGAGGAAATTCTATTCTACCAATTGCAAAATCCTTTACAGGCCGGATTGCAAATTTCAACCCATGATTATCTTCTTCAAATTTTTGTTCAGCTGACTGTTCTGATTCTGCAAGTGCAGCCACATTTTCTTGAGCAATTCTTGCCTTGCGTTGATCTTCAGTTTCTTCAACAGGATTTCCTTCGCCGTCAACCTGTTTTGCAACAGCACCGTCAGTCATAGCTTCTGGGCTATCAAATTCAAATATTTTCATTATAACTCCTTCATTAATTATATATTTTATAATACAGGAAAAGGGAGTCAAAGTCAACTCCCCTTTCCCTTTTATATTTCCTCTATGACCCCAAAGGGTCAGGGAGGAATGATGATATAATCAATTGTGATTATTACCATCTTACTTCACCGAAATTAGGCGAGGCTTCTTCTCTTCTGGAACAACTCGCTCAAGTTCAACCAAGAGCATACCATTTTCCAGTTTTGCGCCATTAACAACAACGGCGTCTGCAAGAGTAAACTTACGTTCAAACTTGCGATAGGCAATCCCACGATATAGTTGATTGCCATCAAGGTCCGAATCTTCCTCTTTCACTGAACGAATAGAAAGAGTACCATCGGCAACTTCCACCTCAATGTCCTTCTTACCGAAACCGGCAAGGGCCATTTCAATTACGAAATTATATTCACCTTCCTTTCGAATGTTATAAGGCGGGAACCCTGTAGATTGTACGTTATTTGTAACGTACTGATTGAGTTGATCAAAGACTCGATCAAACCCAACAGCGTAGGGTGTAAGTTGATTGAAATTATCGAATAGACTTAATGCTCTGCTAGTATTCATGATTATCTCCTTTACTAAGCAAGATTATGTTATGCATCCCAAAATGGCGATGCGTTAAGCGGTAGTTTTTTTTGGTTATTCAGAGAAACTACCAAAACTCATTGTAGTTTTGTTAAAAGTAGAATGATAACCAACATCACTCTAACAAGGAGAACTACTGAAACTCCTTATTATATATAGGGATTTTTTTTGAAATTTCAACCCCTATACATAACTTTTTTTTAAAACGCCTCCTTTTCAGCAGGAGTATCATATCCAGTTAATCCACCATCTGCATTTTCCTCAGAAATAACTATGCCTGCGTCCAGCTTTTCGTACAAGTCAACGAAGCTCTCTTTCGTATCTTCGGCAAAACGAGCGCAGCAAAGTTCTATGGCTTCACGTTTATCCCCGAAGATCGAATAGGCTTTGACTATGCTATCTAAACGCCGGGTACTGATCACGCTATCAACTCCACCGTCGGCGAAGGTTTTCCGAATTACATCCGCCCAGGCTACCAAGTTGCTGGCAAACTCCTCATCAACTTTTCCACATTTTTTCATGGAATTGACTACGATCTTCTTCTCAGTCGCAGCAGTTGCATAGGGTTGCTCCAGAGTGATTGCAAACCGCTCTAAAAAAGCTTCATTTAGGATATTCGCTCCGATGAACATCCCTGAATCTGACCCCTGGCCTTTTGTATTTGCGGTGGCCATGCAATTAAACCCCTTGGCAGGCTTGACCCAGCGATTAACCTTCTTGAGATAAACACCGTTACCTTCAAGGACAGGCTGCAAGGCTAAAAGTTTGTTGCTTCCCAAGTCTACTTCATCAAGTAACAATGTGCAACCCCGTTCCATCGCTTCGATGACAGGTCCGGGCACAAATTTGGTTTCCCCGTTGACTAACCGGAAGCCACCCAGCAAATCATCCTCATCAGTTTCGATGGTGATGTTCACCCGAATAAGCTCTTTCTTGAGTTTATGATGGGCTTGCTCTACCATAAGGGTTTTGCCATTTCCTGAGAGCCCGGTGATAAAGATGGGATAAAACAAACCAGATTTTATAACCTTCTCAATTTTTGAGTAGTGGCCCCAAGGAACAAACCCCTCAAACAGAGCAGGAACTAAATTCTGCTTTTCCATATTAGTTGCAACCAGATTTACAAAAGCGGTTTCAGTATTCTCAACCGCAGCAGGAACCGGAACAGCAACAGAACCGCCTTCTGAAGGCAGTTTATAAGAACCGTAATGGGCCTTGAACTCAGGCTTCATAAACCAAGTAGGAAAGGGAACACCAGCCTTCACAGCGGCTTCCCGAACATTTTGCTTGGAGACAATAGAACCATCACCGAACATTTCGGCAGCGGTATCCACAAACAACTTTTTACGAGGTGAGAGATACATAATCAATCCTTTTCATTTCTCATCATATATACATTATCGCATTTTTTACAAGATTTGTCAAGTGAAAAATGACCATTTTGAACATTTTTCTGAAAGTGTGACATTTTTACCACTATGCCACCATGCCGACAAATTTATTTAGAAGTTGGCGACTGGCCAACTTACCTTTTGACATCTTACCAAAAGCAGTCTTCAGTTTGGCTTTACCAGCACCAATCAATTCATCATCAAGAGTCTCATTCTCAGTCTTGAGCGCATCACCGCCGGGGAGAATATAATACTCATCATATCCCAATTGAGTGAGTGCAAGATATTTGTTCTTATTCAGAAACTTGATTTTTTCCAGAACCTCCTGATGCCGAACCTCATAGTTCATAAGAGCAGAAAGAGTCTTCTTATCAACCCGGCCATTTTTACCAGAACCAGCGATAAAGAACCCAACCACATTCATTCCAGGCACCCGATTTTTCAGTATCCGAAGCAAATCGTTAGTCATTTCTGTAACTTCATAAGTTTTATTCATTACAGGATCGCTAATAACGATTTTAGAATCCTTATGCTGGTTCCAATAAGTGTAATGACAAGGATTGACAGTTTCAGTATGCTCGTTAGTGTGAGGATTAAAGTTATAATCAAACACACCAGCAAGACGGTGGCTGGCACCATCAGTCAGAAAAATTGTGTTAACTTTCTGAACACCAGTATCATTCTTAAACTTAGGAACCAAATCCATCATAGCAATGATTGACTCATTCAGAGGAGTCCCGCCGAGACTTATAGTATAAGGTTCATGGTAGGGATGACCCAGCTCATTCCAATTCCGAAATCCAGCATATCGTGCAGCATACATCCAAAGAATATGCATCATATCCATTTCTTCAGCAGAAGTCATATTACTGGAGAAGAAATTTAGAAGATTGAAATTGTTAAGAGCAAAATCACCAGCCTTAAATTCATTCGCCCAATCTTTGCCGGCATCTGCCCGATTATGACGGCTACGGCGAGCATACATATCAGAGAACGCAAAAACCTCAAAAGGAATCTTTGTCCGGCGGCAGAACCAAATCAGGTTATACATCTGCGACAAAGTGCCCAGAAGATTTCCTGCCATGGAACCAGACCAATCCAGAACCATGACCATACCGTGATTAGTCGCACCGGGCAGAGTAGTCACCTTACGAAACAAGTCTTCATTGTATTTGTAAGTATGAAGTTTGCCCATATCCAAAGTACCAGTTTTTGAAGTAGAGGCCCGAGCATACTGATCAGCAGCCTTCTTCATTTCAAATTCTTTGACCATATAAGCAACAGTCTTTTTGGAATCGTTCTTGAGAGTCTCAACTTCCTCACGGGTCTTATCCCAGTAAAGAGAAGTCTTATTTTTTTCAGCAAGATAATGAGTCTTATATTCTTCCAGAAGAGTCTTAGTATCGACTACGATATCTTTAAGGTCTACTTTAGGAATCCGAGCATATGTCCGATCACGGGCACCCTTATCCCGAAGGGCATCCATACCCTTACCAGAAGCGGTATCAGTCTCAGCAACAGGAGGTCCGCTCTTACCAGTGGAATTCTTTCCACCTTCTACGGAGCTAGATTTACCAGTTTCTTCACCAGCATCAGATTTGTCTTCAGTGTCGCCTTCGCCAGTTTCATCTGATTTGCCTTCAGTAGAATCTCCATCAGAGTCTCCATCATCGGCATCACCGCCATCAGCATCAGAAGATTCACCATTTTCTGTGTCATCGCCTTCATCACCTTCATTATTTCCAGCACCTTCAGTACCTTCATCACCTTCAGTACCTTCAGCATTTTCACCATTTTCATCCGGCGCACCAGAGTCATGGTTATCAGTTTCAGATTCATTTTCTGACATCCAAGCATAAAGCTCTTCAGCGAGATCAAGAACCTCATCTTCAGTTTCGGTTTTCGCAACCCGATCTACCCATACCTTTTCCTCATCAGAAAATACGATATTGGTGTCAGCGGTCTTAAAAAAGATATTAATCCGGTCAATCAAATTGTAGGTATTGGCATCCTTACCAGCAGTTCCAAAGAAATCCTTCTTGACTAGATCAGTATATCCACGCTTGAAAACACCGACTAGGCCAGGATATTTCCGTACCGCAAATTTCTCAATCCGAGCATCTTCAATGATGTTCACAAAACCATGATTGATACCCCGAACCTGAGCTCTCTCAAGCATATCCAGAGGAGTCCAAAGAGCATGCCCGATCTCATGGCCAACCATCAGATCGTAAATGTCCTTGGTCATTTCCTCATCCTTCCAGATGGGCAAACCAAGTTCACGGCTCTTAGAATTGAAATACGCCGTTTCCATCTGTTTATGGACAACGAAGATATCCTCTTCAGCGAGGAGCTTTGCAAGTGTCGATTTATTTTTGATCATGTCTATATGCTACCATACCCAACAGGATTTGTCAAGAAGAATCTTCATTTAGTGGATAATTAATTCGCCAGTGATATTCGGAGTCTTCACAACGTAACCCCAGAAGAAACCCTTGGCTTCCTTGACAGTTTCAAAGTGTTTCTCATAGTGGTACTTACCATACATCTTGTATTTAACGGTGGCAACCATGACTAGTCTCCTTATTTCTGACTATACCTTATTATCGCATATTCAGCAGGATTTGTCAATCAAAAAAGTAGATTCTTTGTCGATTTATTGATATTTAGTCAAAAGTGTGATATTTTTACCACACTACTATGTCGCTAAGTCTTTGATTTCATTGACTTTTTTTTCATCTTCGCAGCACGTTTTCTGGCCATATCCAACTTCAATTTACTGACTCGTTTCGTAAAATTGGTTCCTTCCATATGATCCATCTCATGCTGAAAAATACGACATTCCAATCCCATCATAGTTACCTCATGAAGCACCCCTAGCTCGTCCTCAAACGTGCAAGAGACGTGATCTGGGCGTCTTACCTTCAACCACATCCCAGGATACGTCAGGCACCCCTCATCCATTATTATCATCTCTGTACCCTCACTGATGATTTGAGGATTGAAGCAGGATATAATTTCATCCTTATTTACATCCGAATACATTACGAATACTCGCTCCATGACGCCGCATTGACTTGCAGATAGTCCAATACCATGAAAAGTCTTCATGGTTTCTATCATATTTTCCTTTAGTTCTTTTCGATCCAAGTCTTCGCTGCATCCCGACAAGGGAATCGTGAGAGCTAGATTGTTATTTTCAAGTAGTGTGTAAGTTGCCATTATATAAACTCCATTAGTGGCGATGCAGATTTAATTCGTTTCTCTGCGATTTCAAAATATTCTTTTTCTCTTTCTATACCGATAAACTCAAATCCCTCATCCTTAGCAGCCATTCCTGTCGAACCACTACCCATAAATGGGTCTAGCACAGTGCCGCCCTTTGGTGTTACGAGTCGGCATAGGTATTTCATCAACTCTTGCGGTTTCACTGTGGGATGCGTATTATCCTCGCCTCTCTCTGACTTGGATACTTTTGGAGAGTAGAAGTATCTTGCCCAATCTTCTTGTAATCCATCATGCATTATATTGGCAGGGAATCTACCCGGCGGTTCAGAATATTCAATCTTATTGTTTGCTTTAGTAAACCAACCATCTTCATTGCTTCCAGTTCTATTTCCAGAATATGAACCACCTTTATTTAATCTATCATTTTCATCTAACCCTACTCTACATCCATCAATGTTGATGCCACCAGTTCCATATTTCTCTCTGTTATTTTTATTTGTTCCTTCAATAAACTTTCTTGCCATCACAATAGGTTCATGTGCAGGCTTGAGAGCAGTTCCCCAACCATCACCAAGATTATGTGACTTGGGAAATCCACTTCCATACAACCACATCAACTGGTCACGAATCTCAAAACCAGCATCTTCTATCACAACTGCCATTCTGTGATAATTACGAGAAGCAGAAAATGCAAGTATATGACCCCCTGGCTTCAAAAGTTTCAATGCAAGCTCCCAAGTCTCTTTACGAAATGCAATATCTCCACCATCCCATTCTTGTCCCATAAAACCTTTTGATGCTCTTGCAAACGCACCATCAGTTCCATGTTGAGCTGGAGCAGAATTTTCCTTACCGAATCTATCTACAATAGACTGTAGATGATATGGCGGGTCTGTAACAATAGAGTCAACCTGTACTCCATCATCAATTAGTTTTTGCATTGCCTTCAAGCAATCATCATTCAACAACATGACTAAAATTTCTAACCTTCTCAAATTTGATTGTACTTCTAAACTTGTCTACCAGCACATCCTGTTTATGACTGATCACAAAAATGTTTTCATCAGAGAGTGTATTGAGAATCTTCAAAAACTCATCTGTGCCTGCACCATCAAGAGAGCTATCAAAAATCTCATCCAGCATCAGCAGATTAGTGTTGGTACTGTTCTTCATTTTTGCAACAGCTCTCCATGTAAATAGAAGTGCCAAATCAATACGCATCTTCTCACCTTCACTGAATGAATCATAAGTAAACTCATCACGATATCTTGACTTGATGGTTTCCTCAAAACTTTCATTCAGAGTGAAGTTCACATAGAACTCCATAGAAGTCAGATAGGTATTAATCAATTTATTCATGATAGGAAGATACTGCTTGATAATCTTGGTCTTGATACCTGTATCTTGCAGCATATTTTTTGCAGCAGATGAATAAGTCAAATCCTCACGCAATTTTGATTTGTGTTCTTCTATAGCTTTCAAGGTTTCTTTTAGTTCTTCCATTCTCTCATAATCAGATTTACTTACATCACCAGTTTCTAATTGTGCAATCTCGGTTTGAAGTGTAGAGTTAAATTTTTCCAGTTGAACAACAGAGCTGTTGTCTTTTGCAACCTGTACTTCATTCTCTCGTATTTTATTCGCAATATCAGCTATCTCTTTTTGTCTCTCCTTTGATTTCTTCAGTTCATCTTCAAGTTCCTTCAGGCCATTTGAGAATTTGGTTACATCTTTCTGCTTATCAGATATCATTTCCTGTTTGAAAATTTCATCTATGTGTTGCTGACAGGTAGGGCAATCATCATTATTCTCAAAGAAGTCAACAGCTTTAGAATGTGCTTTATGCTTCTCTACTAGAGTAGACTTTATATCTCTTAGCTTATTATAACTATTTTTAACTTTATCGTTATCAGAAATTTGACTTAACAGGTTATCGTTCTCCTGTTGAAGTTTTTTAATAATAGCTTTCCTTGAGAAAATCTCTTCTTCATTACCAGCAATGAGATTATTCTTTTCTTCAATCAATTTATCTTTATTCTTCTTTACATCATCAATATACTTTTCTTGTAGTCCAACCTTCTCCGTAGTAAGCTCCACCTGATAATCAATGTCACGAATGTCATCAGATATATTTTTAAGTTTATGTTTCAGCAACATATTCATTAACGAGAAAATCTGAATGTCAAGTATCTCTTCAACCACTTCACGGCGATGCTTAGACTTCAGTTGCATAAAGGGAATGAATGTAGAAGAACCTAGAATAACAACTTGAGTGAAGCTACGATAGTTTAATTTAAGGATTTGTTGTTCAAGATACTTCTGATAGTCTCTTACATTTGCATCCTGATTATACATCTTACCGTTGATGTATATCTCAAAGATGCTTGGTTTGATACCACGAACCACTTTGATATTCTTAGAACCAATTTTAAATTCTATCTCTACAACACAACCAGAGCCATTCACAGAATTTAATAGTTGGGGCTTGTTGATACCCCGAAAAGGCTTACCAAACAAACCAAAGCACAGTGCATCAAGAATCGTAGACTTGCCTGCGCCATTATCACCAATAATTAATGTAGTGGGGTTTCGGTCTAGTTGTATTTCTATAAAATTATTACCAGTTGAAAGAAAATTCTTCCAACGAACATATTTAAATTCAATCAAGGGAGCTCCTCATCATGTAAATTTCTCCAACGTGGAACTACCATATTTTTCTTCTGCATACATTCTAGTATACTTTATTGGGCCTTGGTATCCTCTTTTATAATAAATACAACCTACAACAAACCCAAACGGAAAACCATGCATACCACCAGTGCCCATATGTATGACTTCCTTAATTCCCCCATATGCGTATATTTTTTTGTCAAGTTTAATAGATTTGAATACTTTATTTAATGGACAAAAGAATACAATATTATCAGATATCTTTAACGAATGTTCAAGAAATGAATCAAAAATAGAAAATGGCGGATTAGTTATAATCCAATCAACGTGTTTTTCATATTGAAGAAAATCTTTTCCTTCTGATATTTCACACCAATCTTTATCTTCGTTAAGAAAATTATTATAAAACGAACCAGTTCCACGACAAGGTTCTAGAATACTCCCATTTGGTTGAAAGTGTTCTATGATTTTAATTGCCGTCTTTTCTGGCGTCATTACAACATCATTTGGTGTAGAATTGTTTGTCCTATTAGGCTGCGTCGGCATACATAAACCTTTCTAAACCATTCTCAACTTCGATCTTTTCTTTATTCCACCATTTAATAAATTCATCAGAATTGCCTACAAAGACATTTTCTTTTGGATAATCAGACGAAATTAAATTATAATAATTTTCTCTTGATCTAGGATTATTATCATCCATAATAGCTATGAGTTTTGTGGTATTTTGTTTACCTTGTTCTACTAAATCTATTGATGCAATCCTAATCCACTTTTCAATATTATCTCGTTGTTCGTTTTGTGATCCACCATTTGCATCTTTTGAAATAAGTTTAAGCATCACAAAAATGTTATCACCAATTAGAGCATCAATAGAATTTGTCTCTTCATTTTTGTACTGAAAACGAAGACCTTTAGTTTTTGATTGTATTAGTATTGGAATATCTATATATTTTTTTATATATTTTACTTGGAAGTTTTCTTGTATGTTTTGTTTAGTTGGATTTTTGAAAACCACATATGCATATACACGATCACCTTCTTTAAGTTTATTAATATACTCTTCTACAGGTACATCAATATCTTTAGATGCCTTTTTTATTTTTTCCATATAATGACTAGGATTTTCAATGACATCATTAATATTTTTTGTAATTAATATCTTTACATATTCATCATATTTTTTGCAAACCTTACTCATAATTCCAAATCCTGAGCTTCATTATAAAGTGCTTTCATAGTATTTTTAAGTCTAGTCTTATCTAGTGTAACATCCAAATCATCAACATATTTTTCAAGCAGAGTCATGGTATCTTCTGTATTTTCTACAATGTCATCTGATACATTGTCAGCATCCAACTCTGAGAAGTCCTCAATAATCTTGACTTCATATGCATCAGCCTGTAGTAGTCGGTCTGTGAATTTATCAAACTCATACAAGTCCTTCTTATTAACCACAATTAGTTTTACATACTTGTCTTTATACTTAGACACGTCCTCATTAGTATAATCATTAATTGTATCATCATAGAAAATCTTTTCATGAAGTGTATGTGGATTAACAATACGCTCTAGTTTGCGTGAATCAGTATCAAAGATATGAAACCCTTTCGAATCATTGTAGTCGCTCCAAGTAATTTCATACGGAGTTCCCAAATAATATATCTGGCCGTCATCTGATTTATGATGAAAATGCCCACTAAAACATAGGTCAAACCGACTAAACAGCTGTTTATCGTATCCACTGTCAGATTTATAACCCCTGTGCATTTCAAAACCATTCACTTCTAGATGGCCCATAAGAATCTGTGCTGATGAATGTTTCAACGCATTCATCGACTCATCATAATTATTGGAATTAATCCAAGGCATGAATTGAATGGGAGTACCATCAAATTTTACAATCTGCGGCTCTGAATAAATCCATACTTTATCATCAGAAAATGGGTTTTCACCGCCCCTTCCCACAAGTTCATCCATAGAATTTACTTCATTGGTGTTCCTATAGTAAGTGTCATGATTGCCAATGATAATATGTAAATCAATACTCATCTCCTTAAACTTCTCAATAAAGCGACTACGGAAATCGTGAGCAATACGATAGCTTATATACTTACGGCGATCAACAACATCTCCCATATGAATACATGTTGCGATACCTCTTTCCTTCAATGTAGGAAAGAAAATATTTTCATAAAATTTAAAGAAGTATTCGTTGAAATTTAGATTATCATTTCTTGCACCAAAATGTGTATCAGTAATAATTGCAATTTTCAAATTTCTTCTTCCATAAATGTTTCAAGGCCTTTTGACTTAGGCGCCACTTTCTTTTTTGGTTTATATACATCTTCATCTGGAAGCATAACATTAGGATCAAATCCTATTACAGAATATGATGCATCATCACCATCCATTGTTACCCAAGATTGATATTGCGAATTTTCTATCATTTTATTTTTGACATGAGTTTGCTTTTTCTCTTTTGCAATCCTTCTAAGAAATGCATAATATATAATTTGCGTAAAATATGCAAATGGATTATTTGATTTCTCTGGATTAAAATTTGAAACATACTGCAAGCAATTTTCAATGCCATCAGATATCATATCATCTCTGTATGTGTAATTAATAAAATTAGGCCGATAAGAAAGATGTGTTGCTATTTTAAGAAAACACTCTCCAATATAATTAGATACTGGTGGTTGTTCTTTTTCATTTTCTTCAGCAACTTTACATTTTTCTTTAAACCCAACCATAGCCTTCAGAAATTCTTTATTGTCAACGTAATGTACGCCCTTTGCCTTTTTTGTTTTAGCCATAATAACTCCTTAAACAATTTACTATTATTACATCATACATTATAATAACTATAATGTCAAGGTACAAAAGGGAATTGACAAATTAAAAAAAATGTGTATAATAGACTATGTAGTTAGTTAATGAATAGTATCATTTTCAGTTTCTAAATCTTCTAGCAATTCATCATATACATCTTCATCTCTAATATCATCTAAAGTTGATCTTTTTTCTGGAGCATCTAAATGTTTAATTTCTTTTATTACATGCTCATAATATCTAGACAAGCCAGGTGATGCATTAGCAACCAACAATACATGATCGCTCTTTATTGAAAATTTAGATTGTTCTGTGTAGGGCCCTATCCATCGACTAAGATTTAAAGAATCAACAGGGCCTTCTTTTGTCAAAACTGAATGAACTTCCATTTTGAGAGGAAAATTTATTTTATATTCACCATTGTCAATATCATCACCCAATTGACAAACGATTTCTTCTCCGTTTGTTAATTTGACAATTTTATATGGTGCAGCTGTGTTCATTTTAAATTTACCCTACTTATTTCGTATGCAAATTGTTGTTCATTATAGATATTTATTCGTTCTGTGAAGTGTGTTAGTGTGAAATTTCTTCTTTGTTTATAAGATACGTCATCAGCTATATCAAAAACTAGAATGGAATTTTTATTTTCGCTAATACGCAATCCTCGGCCGATTGATTGCAAAACTCTAATTTTAGATTTGGACGGTGAAGAGAACACAATATTGTTGATATTCCTAATATTAATGCCAGTAGAAAAGGTGCCATAACTCGCAATGATAATTGAATTTTTTTCATTCTCTACTATACTTCTAATATCTTCTCTTGTTCCTGTATCTGTTCCCCCATAAACAAAAAATATTTTACGGTCTTTTATTTCATCTTCTACTTGCTTATATAAAATTTTTCCATGTTTCTCTACGAGCTGAAATAAACATAATGTATTGCCAGGAATATTGCGACACAAATCAACAATGAATTTATTCCTAGTGCTATTCGTAACCAAATATTCAAGCTCTTCAACATAGGTCATTTTGCTTCTTATATTTGGATGTTTTAATACTATGCATTTAATTTTAAGATTTGCAAGGGTCTTTTTGTCCATCAACTCCTTTGTTGTTGTTACATTTTCAACTGCACCAAATAGTCCCTCTAGTACAAGCCTATGCGTCTGAGTACCGTCCAGCGTCCCTGTAAGACCGAACCTGTACTTACATTGATGCAACTTAGTCATTATACCCGTAAGAGATTTTGCCTTAAACAGATGAGCTTCATCTCCAATCACACAACCAAACTGCTCAAAATATTTCTTCGGCATTTTATAGATAGACTGCCACGTTGATATCGCAACGTCTTTAGTTATTTTTCTATCATGGCCCTGATATATTTTTTGGCAGTATGTGCCAGAACTCCAGCCATAATCTTCAAAATCAGTATACATCTGTTCAACTAAAGATGTAGTAGGAACCAAGATTAAAGTCTTGAGTCCCATCATATGATAATAACGAACTAGTGCATATATTATTAACGACTTACCACTAGCAGTAGGAGAAACGAGTAAAGCACGATTTCTGGCAATCGCATGGTGTACAGCATCGATTTGATAATCACGGATTTTAAGGGATTTTCCTTTGGTCTTTGGTTTGAGACTTTTGATAAAGCCTCTAACAACCTGACGTACAACATTCCGCTCATCTTCTACTCCTTCATCAATATTATATATTATGTTATTTTTTTTACAGTAATCTTTTACATACGATAACAGGCCCACATATATTTCACCTGAGGCGGGAGAGAATAAACGTATTTTTCCATCCCAAATTCTGTTGCGGTATGTGGGCATGAACTTAAATCCTGGCACTTCGAAGGTGAAGAAATCAGATAGCTCAGCACTTTCACTGGTAGATATATCAGTAATTTGTAAATATACTTCATTTTTTTTAGATATACGCATTTTGAAAAGTGCCGGTGTCGCCGTAGTCGCCTCTTAGAATAATGTTCCAAGATAAACTAATCCTGCCACGCTTGCACTGAGTTGGTGGAACCCAATGTTGTAACCAAGAAGGAAATATTAGACCAGTACCTTGACTAGCAATAAATGATAACATATTAGAATTATATCTATTAACTTTTTCTCTTCGTGGAACTAAAATACTGGATTGTGCTCTTGGATCAAAAAAATGGATAGGTGAAGAATCAGCAGAAGATTGTAGATAATAAACTCCTGACAAAAAATTATTTGAATGTGTGTGTGGAGGATGTGCATCTCCACTATACATATGATTTGACCACATATTAGTAATTTCTATTTGATCATATTTATATTCAAGATTTCTAATAATGTCAACATGCAGTACATCAAGTTCATTTACCAAAGGTTTGAATATTTGATATTTATGTAAGTCAGTACTACTTTGTCGAGTTGTTTTGGACATCGCAAGTGTTTCTTCTTCAACACTATAGATATAATCTATCATTTTGTCATGAGTTATATCTAATTTAAATTCATGTACTAATGTAGGAAAACATACATGATTTTTTACATCAGCCATGTTAATGCACTCCACCTCGTTCCTTTGGTTACAGGCTTGACTTCATGAGGATATAAAAAATTAGAAGGAAAAATAATTCCTGATCCTTTTTTGGGATTGTAGATTTCCCCTGCAACAACAAACTCTCCACCTTCATAGTCATCACTTAAAAACAATAATGCAGAGACTTGAGGAAATCCATACTCTTGGCCATGACTGTGATGAATGTTATCGCAATGCTTAGACATAAATCCACCTTCAGAATATTTGTTCAATCTAAAATCTGTATGACGTTGACAGGAAAATTCTTTATGATCCGTCGAATATTTTGATATAACTTTTAAAAAAGTAGTTTTAAAACTTTTATAAAATGGCATACTTTGTTCAATCCACACTTCATTCATTTTAACACGCTCATCACTTGTTTTAGTTTTTCCCACATCATTTGAATAAGTAGATTTTTGCATTTTCCAATCATGGGACATAATTTCATCACAAACATTTTCTGACATACAATCTTCGTAGTATCCAATATAATCAGTAATTGGTGGAATCCAACATTTAGCACATGACATTATATCATCCCCGCTTCAAATTTCTTCCACTCAATTGCGTTCTTGATATCCCAACCACGATTGTCAATAGACTTGATAACTCCTTCAAGATATTTTATTACCGTTTCCAGATAACCAATTTTATCTGCTAGTGCAATGACTTCTTCATCGGAAGTAATGTACATAGCCAGATCATTTTTTAAAACTTTTAGATCAAATGGTTTTGCAACATAAACTTTGGCATCAGATTTGCCGCCATAGTACTCCCACTTCTCTCTGTACATTCGCTGGTAATCACCATTAGATTTTTGCAACAGTAATTGAAATCTTGACCGTTGATCAAGATACTTTGTTTTAATTTTTTGATTTTTAAGAGATTCAGAACCAAGCTGTTCTTCGTTCTCTATGATAAGGTCTTTTCTTGCTTCTTCTTTTAACTGGTCTAGATTCATAATATAACTTTCAAAAATGTGAGCAGAGTTTTGATTTACTCTCTTTTTGTATATTGTCGTTTAAGACTAAAGTTTGAAAACTGTTAAAGTTTATCGCATCTGCTCAGACTTATTTATAATGTTTTTATTTCATAAATTTGATATGCAAACTCAGCTGTTGCAACCATATAATCTACATCTGTTGCATTTTGGGTATAATCTAATGCACTTAAAGATATAGGAAATGCATTTTCGAAATTCACTTCGACAATGGGATTGTTTTTATTGGAAAGAATTTGAATAAATGCATCTGAAAACAATGCTATATCAGGAATAGCTTTACCTACCAAGTCCGTTGGCGGTGTCTTACCACTTGCTGGAGTGTTTGATGTAACATCTCTGTATATTCTAAATTGATCTCTTTTTTCTGGAAAACCGATACCTATCATCCAATTATGAAGCGAAATATAATTTTCTAAATATTCGTCTACTATAAATGATATAGATAAATTTGCATAATCTAACTTCTCTCCCATAAGAGGAATGTCTTTAAATGGGGTTGGATATGGTGTAGTGGGTAATGTAATGCCAGGAAGATTTGCACTTACTGTAAAGAATTCCACTTTCGGTAATTGATGAATACCAAAACGAAATTGAGTCGGGCTTGCATAGTCTAGTTGATCCGGTTGTCTTGCTAAAGGTGATTGTGCGGTTGCCATATTACTATTTATAATAAAAAAAGGGAGGACCGAAGCCCTCCCTAAGTTTTACTCTACTATACTTCTTGATTTTACATCAAGTTCGTAACCTTAACCCGGCGATACCAAGCGTTGGTATTTGCATCCAATGAAGCATCGGAGTTAACCGTGTCACCAGCAGCAACCGCACCAGAGGCGGCGAAAGGATTAGCAGCAAGACCATAACGAGTCTTGAAACCAATCTTGGGCTGGAAGGAGTTCTCACCAACCGCACGGACCATCTGTAGGGGAACGTATGGGCAGTAGAAGAACCCGGCGTCATAAGGAGAAGTGCCCTTATAACCAACAACATAGTACTGCGAAGCAGCTACGTTGGCAGAATATGGATCAACATACACCTTGTAACGACCATTCATAACACCAGCAAATGTGGTGGTGGTGTCGTCAACATTTAGATTATTGCTGAGAGCAGGAGTGTAATCAAGAACACCAGCCATCTGAAGTGCAGAAGCAACATCAGCAGAGCAGATGACCATGTTACCCTTGCCGCGACGAGTCTGTTGACCAATCGCATTGGCATCACGCTCAATAGCAAACATCAGACCCTTGAATTTCTCAACGGACCAACGACCATTAGAATCGGTATCCAAATCAAAGATACCAGCAGTTGTCGTATTAACCTGGGCACCCTTAACAGCGGTGACATACAGGGAACGAACTACCTCACGGTTAATTTCCGCAAGAATTTCAGAACTAAGAATATTCGCAAGTTCTGTCTCGGCGTCCAAACCGTGGATCGCTTTCAAGTCTTGCGCCAACTCCATTGTGTACTCGGCCTTCAGGGCACGGGATACAGCAGTAACAGTTGACTTCTCAATCGAGAAAGCCATTTGACCAAAAGCGTTTGTGGAACTATCGCCCAACGCCTCAGCCTGGGCCCGGGTCATACCAGTAGCACTTACATAAGTACCAGCAGAAGGACTATCGTTAAGAACGGCAGGGTTAGTTTCTGTCGCACCGACATCGCCACCACCAATAGTACCAGCAGCGTTCTGATTTGAACGACCAGCAGCACCAGGCATTGACTCGTCAACGAGAGCCTCGGCACCGTCTTGCGACAGGAGCGAGGAGCGCATGGCAAAGATCAGACCCGTTGGGCCTGTCATTGGCTGCACACCACATACGTCATACGCAATCAGGTTAGGCATCGCACGACGAACCAGTGAGATCAAAATCGGATCCCAAGTATCCATCTGCCCGCCGCCCATGCTGTTGACTGGCGCTGTTTCCGAAAGAAAACCACGATCTTCCACTAAAGCCTTTTCTTGGTTTTCCAAGATGAGAGTGGTAACTGCCCGCTTGTAAGAATCCTCAATCCGTGGAAGATCGGGGTGTTCTAGGACTGGCTGCCACTTTTCTTGTAGATGTTCTGTTTGAAACATTTTGTTTCTCCTTTTTATTTACATCCGTTAATATAATGTTTTATGCACTCGCCTTTTGATTACGACTGATGGCCGACATATACGCTCTCATTGCATCTGTCGTATCAACGTCCTGTGCGGTGCTACCATCTTCATCATGATATGTTTCCTCACTAAAGTACACTTGCTGTTTTGGAAAATAATTTTCCTTTAGTGTGTCGAGTTTTTCACGGAAAGACTCTTCATCACCAAAATCAACATCTTGAGTAAGTGATTTAAACTTTTCAAATTCGGTATCGGCCAAATCCTCAGAAACTTCGGAAATAACCTGTTCACGAACTAGAGTTGAATTAGAAGATGTAAGGTCAATACTATTTTGAATTGACTCATTCAACCTCTCTTCTAGTTCGGAAATCTTCTCTGATTGTGCTTCAAGAATGTCATACTTCTCATCAGGCACATCAATGTAATGGTCTTCAAACAATTGTTTCAATCCAGAAATAAAGTCTTCTGCAATCTCACCCTTCAAACCACGCTCGATTGCCAACTCGTTTTCTTTAGTCCATTCCTCAACAACATAATTGAGATATGTATCTACCTTCTCTGTAAGAACATCTTTATAAATATCAACTTCTTCAGATGCTTCAGAATAAATCTCTTCTTGGATACGCTCGATCTCTGAACGTACTCTTGACTTTACTGCTGCTTCAAAGATTGTAGCAGCCTTAATTTTAAACTCTTCGGAAAGATCATCATCAGCACTTACCAAAGCCATAACGTCTTCTTCAACATTAATGTTTCCGATACGATCTTCAAGACTCAAATCTTGTTCTATCATACCCGTATAACTATACCGAGCATATTCTTCATCTCCTTCAGCAGCCTCAACAACAGTAAGAGTTCCATCCTCGTCCTCTTCTATCTGATAAGCGCCTTCCTCGTCTTCCTCAAACATGTGAGTCTCACCGGCCTCGTCTTCAAACTCATAACTAGCAGCAAGAGTCTTCACTGAATGCATTGGTTCGGCAGCTGTCTCACCCTTTTGTTGAGGATCGCCTTTACGTTCTTTGGCAGCTGCAGAAGCTTTCTTACCGATAGCTTTTTCTGGACGATCTTCATCAGCGCCCTTTTCCACTTTTGCATCCGGCGTGGCGCCGCCCATCATATCGGCCTTTTTGCCTTGGCCTGGAGTTGGTTCATCAATATGATCAACCGCTTGAGCAGGAGCAGCACCCTTTTTCTGGGGGTCTTCTGCCTCTTCAAGTTCAGCAAGAACCTCAGCTTCAAGCTCTTCAATTGTTTGGTCTAGTTCATCGGACATAGGGGTCTCTCCTTCCCGTTTGTTATTGTTATATTTATAAATTATAATCTTTTGAGGAATTTAGCAAATGCTAAAGATTCCAATTTTGCGTCTCTATTACGTTGTTTAACATCAAATTTCCGCTTCATTTCAACAAGTTCTGATTCGATTAGAGCGCCATTGTTCCAAACCCATTCCTTTCCTTCCATAATACCTTCTACGAAAGCATTAGGTGCGGAAGGGTCGGCAACAATGTCAGCTGCTGTTGCAAGATAAAAATCATCTCTCACATATTTAGCACCACCTCTATCATCTAAACTACCCATTCCTCTAGATGATACTCCTAATTTACAATCCTCATCCATAAGATTTTTTACAATCTTACCCATTGGTGTATCCATAATTTTTGCTTCACCAATAAAATTCTGACCATCTGGACGTAAAGATGTAATTCTATGAGAGACTCTTTCTAAATTAACTGTTGGGCCATCTGGATGACCTAATTCTCCGAAAGCACGATTTTGCTCAACAAAATTCTTATTATATTTCTCAACTTCTTTTGAAAGAACTTCCATAGGATAAACCCGGCCATTACGGTTTTTAACTTCTGCTTGCATAAATGGTCCACGAATACTATATTTCTTGGGCCCATCAGCTGATGCCTCGCAAATATATTCTACATTTTCTACTGCTTCCGAAAATAATTTTACCGTGTGCATGACATTATCCTTTATGTGATATTATCCCAACCAGACACTTTTCTGAATTTAATTATAAGAGTTCCCACAGAAGTTCCGTTAGTTACAAGAACATCTCCTGTAACACCACTTCCAGCATTATTAGGAAGTGCAGGCATACCATCTCCAAATCCCCATTTACCACTTCCATTACAAGTAAAAGCTACCACATTTGATGTAGCATCCCATAAAATTTGTGTTGTAGCAGCAACTGACCATTCTAATCCAACAATTGAAACTCTTGGATCAGTCGCAGCACCTTCTGCCGCAGATACATCTAAAAGACTTGCTGCACTATTTGTACCTGATGTGGTAGCTTTAAGTACATAATCAAAATCAGAATCTACTATTTCATGTAATACGACTGCCATTGCCCACTCCTATATTGATAACATTTCTTTTTCAAAATAATTCATAAGTTCCTTTTCAGTCACTTTAAATTTTTTTGATACATCTTGTATAGTTTTCTCGAAAGTATTTAGGAAATCTGAAGGTTTAGAGTCCATAATTTTAAATATTTGGTCAACAGCATCCTTCATCTTCGGAGATAATTTCTTATACTGCCGAGATTTTCTATGCTCATCCTTTTCATTTACGGATGAATAAAGTTCTTCAAGTTTTATCACTTTTTAACCTTACCACCCATTGCACCTGGCGATTTTCCTGAACCTACAACGCCTTTTATAGCTCCCTTAATAGCTTTTTTCTTTGCGGCGTCCATTTTATCATCAAGTGTGCCTCCATATGCCCATTTCCGAAATTTCTTGCCAACTATATCACTAAGCCACCCGTTTTCATCTAGAGCTGCCTCTGATACTTCATCATCATCTTTATATTTTTTATTTGGTAAAGCTGCTTTTGCTTCATCTTCGGACTCATGTTCACTAACAATATTTCCTTCTGCATCATAGACACACCAAGTACCATCTGGTTTTTGTTTAACATATGGTTTGGAGTCTTCTTCTACTAGTCCATTATTACCAGCAAAAGTCTGAGCTATCTCTTTTCTCCTAAACTCTAGTGCATCACCGACCTTTGAAGAAATTGAATTATTGAATTCATCTCCAGCCTCTAAATTATCTCCTGATTCAATTGCATCTATAAATTCTCTGCTCATGGTCTTATCCTTTCTTATTGTTGTTGAGCTTCTTCAGGCGGAACTTCTTCGCCGCCTTCTTCAGCGGGTGGTATTCCCATTGCCTGATCCTCTCTCTCAGCTGGTGACGTGTATGGATCAATTGGATTGCCGCCTTGATCAGTTGGTACTCTCTTAATGCCATCACCACCGGCTGGCATAACGATTCCGCCATCCATTGGGTCTGTTTCAACTTCACTTGCAATCTGATCCCTCATTTCTTCTATTTCTGAATCAGTCATGCGTAAAATTTTCTTAAGCACATATTCTTTACTAAAGAATGTTCCAATATAAGATTCCACTGTCTGTAATTGATTAAGTCTATTCTCCAAAAGTTCTGCATCTTTCAATTCTGCAAAATGGCCATCTGCAAGAAAATCATATTGAAGATGCTCTTGTATTTCTTGCCAATCATCTTCGGCAATAATTCCTTTTAGCAAAAGTTGAGTTTTGAGAATATCTGTAAATAGTGGAGAAAATTTCTTACGAATTCGTTGCACAAACTTTGTAAACTTCAATTCATCTCTTGTTATTTCTGTTGTCTTCCCAAGACTAAATCCAGCATCAGATTCCATACGAGAAATCGGCACATTCAAAGAGCGATATAATTTTCTCTGGAAATATACTATATCATCAATTTCTCCAAGATTAGTACCACCAGGCAAAGTATTAATCTCTGTTCCTCTACCACCCTCTCGGCGTGGGAGCCAGAAATCTTCTAGCATGCTCATATGATTTCGGTCATCACGAATCTCACCTGTAGTTGCATCGTACACAAGCTTATTGCGATAACGATTCATCACATCTTTGAGATATTGCTCTGCTTTAATTTTAGGAAGATTACCAACATCAATATAAAAGATGCGGCGTTCTGGAGCTCTTGAAATACGATAGATAACAAGCGCATCCTCAATCATACGCAATTGATTGACAGGTTTTATAGCCTTATGTAAATAAGAAAGTACCCGACCACTATTACCATCAATCAAACCAGAAGGAACATATGCGATAGCATCTGGTGCAATTTTTATTCCTTGGCCAGTAAAACCTGTTCCTACACCAGCTACACCACCCAATCCTTTTTCATTGTAAACAAAATATTCATTGATTTTTTCAACCATCTCAACGCCGGTTTTATTATTTCTTTCTTTTTTAACTTCTCTGACTTTTTTAATTTTTACCGCATCAATCCACCTTAATTCGGTAATACCTTTTCTTGGATTTTTTGTGTCAATAACTTTGTGATAATAGATTCTACCATCAACATACCAGCGTCGAAAAATGTCATGACCTTTGGCTTCAAAATTAAGCAGACGTAAAATTTCATCAAATTCATCACGAATTTTTCTTTTAATTTTTTCTGGATAAGGTAAACGATCTAAACTAATATGTACTGCTTGATCGTTTTGATTTGAAACAATTCCTTCGTTCATAATATCTTCAACAGCAGTATCACATTCAGGCTGTTGAGCAATATTACGATATCGCCGAATTAAATCTAAATCAGTTCGTTCTCTGCTACTTGTGTCAAGAATTTGCCCAAAGAACCCGCCACCAGCAATATCAACTGTACCATCATCAGGAGTTGGAGTGGAGAATGTTTTTTCTCCACTCGTATCCCGATTTTTTCTTTGTATACTGAATCCGAAAAGGTCTGCCATAATAACTCCTACCAGTTATTTCTATTTAGTAGGTTCAAATTAGAAGTTAACGGCGGAAGCTTCAAAGTGTTGATACCTCCAAGTTACACTAAATTCTTCAATAGCAGTTGCATTTTCTGAAGTTAAATCGATTGAAGAAACTGCGATTGGCCAGGCACTTCTAAAGATATAACTCTTTAAAACAGTATCATCACGATCTAATTGTTCTACAGTCAGATCAGTTTGATAATCTGCCGGCGCAATTACACCAGTATTATCTGCAAGATCATTGATACCGTTAGACCATCTTTCCATGGCATTACGAATCATGAAGTCTGTATCATTGAAGAAAGTAGTTGTCCAAGCTTCATCAAATGTACGATCACCCGCAATATAAATGTTTCTGCCTCTAAAAGCAATTGGAATTTCTCCTAAAGACATTGCCGGCAAATTTGAAGATCGCACAAGAAAAGATGTTCTACGAACATCAAGTCCAATTGCAATGCCTGTAGGTGCAGTAATTGTAACCCTAAACTGGTTAGATCGAGCACCACCACCGATTAGATTAGCTTTGAAGTCATCTATGTTAGCCATGATTAACCTCCTACCTCACTAAACGATACACCAGTTCGCACGGCGATAAAGTTTAGTGTAATGAAGTTGATTGATCTAGCGGGTTTGATGTAGATGTCTCCAATAAATTCGTTTCGATCAATAACCTCACCTGTGTTATTTGTGCTGTCACATACGACCTTAAAGTCAAAGATACCTCGGCGACCTTGAACATCTCGCAAGAAAGGTTCAATCATATTACGGAACTGAGCCCGTGTAAACTCATCGTTGAACTCAAAAAGCATGTACTTAGCAGCAGTTGCGATAGCTTTCTCTAGAACCAAGAACAACCTACGCACGTTAATACGATCAAACGCACTTGGTTTCGCAAGAGAAGTTTTATCACCAAAAAGAACCACACCTTGGCCTGGGAAATTGACAACAGGATTAACCCTTGCTTGATAAAGAATGTCCCTGGCTGCCTTATCTGGATTGAAGGACAATTTAATTGCACCTCTTACATTACCCCGATTATAACCAGCAGGAGAGAACCAAGGATCAGCAACACCATCTGTATATGCACAAAGTCCAGCAGTATCGCCACACATGGGAACATACCGATATACATCATTGTATTTGTCATACATGTATTTGTATGAACTATCAAATACCATATAAGATGATGCGGGGCAAAGATCAAATGCAGTCTTTACATTATTGATTGCCCTAGCAGCAGTGGCCGCAGAAGTTGCAACACCAACTGTCGCAGAGCGATATGGAGAAACAAATCCCACACAATCCTTACGAATTTCAACAAGGTCTGTAATCATTGTTACATGAGTGTCTTGTGTAGCAGCTGTATCACCAGCACCACCACCTTTACCACCAATTACTAGATTGATGTCATGCAACTCTGTATCAGCAAACTTGTCATATGCAAGTGTCAGTTCTCCAGCAGAAACAGCATGATCGTCTGTTCCACCCGAAAGTTCATCAATTGTGATTGGATGCACAACTGTATAAGTAGACGTTGTATCTGTACCCCAGTTTGAACCAGAAGAAATATGATCTGTCCAGTAGATGTAATTTGATTCTCTGAAAATTACATCTGCGTAATAATTGCTACTACCTTGAGAATCTCTGGCTACTGAACTTTTTGACACATTTGCATAGGTTTCTATAACACTAGAAGTTCTCTGTCCAGCAACATCAGAATCGTATCCAGTAATATCGCCAGTTGTGTCATAAACAACAATGTGCATTTCATCACCAATACCACGGCCATTATCTTTTGACCACTGAGATTGTCCAACGGTATTTGCAAACAAATCGTGATACTTCCATTTCCGCCTTATATACGAATTATCTGCAATAGCATTTTGCAAACCGCCACTATTTGGATCATCTTTTAGACGAATTGACAATACATTAGTTGATGTATTGATAGCTGTTACTTCATACTCATTAAATTCATCAACTGGCACTGTAGCCGAAGTATCTGAAAAGAAAGAAATCATATCACCTACATTAAATGCATGTCCCGACTCATCTGCATTATCAACCGTAATTGAAGTAGCTGCGGCCGACGCAGCACCGGCAACTAACTGATTTGACGTATCGACCACTTGCTCGTATCCTGTTGCAGTAGAACAAATCTGAACACCGATTGAGTTGCCCCAAGTACCAGCAGTACGGGCAGCCCACTCACCATGCGAACCTTGTCCTGTGGAGAATGATGCCTCATAATGGTCATCATCACGAATGAGAATTCCGCTGTTCGCACCAGCATTTAAAACTGCTGATTCGCAACGAACAACTTTAAGATGGTCTGAATACTGCAAGAAATTTGCTGCAGCAAACCAATTTTCAAATTGATTACTTGTACCGCTTGGTTTACCAAAAAGTGCAACCAACTCTTGTTCTGAACTGACTGATGTTACAGTAGACACTGGACCCTTTTCAAATGGGCCCGCAATCGCACCAATCGTAGTTTGTACGGATGGAACAACATTTGTAAGATCAATCTCTCTGACATGTACGCCAGGGGAAACTAAAAAGCTCATGTTTCTACTCCTTTACATTAAGAGTGTTATTTCAATTATATTTATAAAAAATCAGTTTCCAAAAACTCTGTTTTATAAGTGTTATAACATATAAATAATTTCATGGCAAATGCACATTATGAAAAATATAAAGACACTATTAAAAAAGTAGCTCGTAGAAATTATCGTAAAAGAATTGTTTTACTAAACGAATTTCTAGCAGACAAGTCTTGTCAACACTGTGGAGAAAGTGAAACTGTATGTCTCAAATTCTATCCACATAACGCAGAAATACGAAAGATTACAAAAAGAGTTGGTACTAGCGATGAAAGTCGCAAAGAAATATTTCATCTATTAGACAATTCAATCATACTATGTTCAAATTGTTGGATCAAAATTGATAATGATTTAATTGAATTTATTTAGTTTTTCACCAATCTGTATTATAATCTCTAACTACAGGCGACCATCTAGTTCCATATTCATCTATCGTATCTTCAAATGGATTATCTATACCATTAACAATAAATCCAAATGGTGCCATATCTTGATCTAATGCATCCTGTTGTTCTTTAAGCATGGTTTGTCTAATATCATTATCAGTTAATTCTTTAAAATATGTTTGATCTGTTGCCCAACCAAATATAAACAAGCAAGCAACCAAATCATCATTACATCCATCATCAGCTGTGAAAGATGATCCTTTTACTATAAAAGTAGACAATTCATTTATGCAATCATAATCTTCTATTATTAATTTGTTATCCTCAATCATTTGCTTTAAATTGGAACAACCTATTTTTTTAACTGCTTTAGTTGTTCTTACACCCAATTGAGCTCGACCACCAGAAAACCCTGCACCAAGAATTTGACCTGCTCTGCCACGCATAGAAGCCATAACTAAATTATCATATTCTAAATCAAATTGTAAAGTGTTTGCAACCTGTTCACCAATATCATTTACTTCTACCATAACATATGCTTGATTATAAACTTTAGCAACATCATATATTTTAGAAGGAAAAATTAATGGTTTAATCTCATTGTCTCTATATTTAGCAACAACTCTATATGGTATTTCAGTTATATCAAAAACTAAAAAGGCAGAATAATCATTTTTTGTTCCTCTAGCAACATCAGCAGTTAGCATATAAATGTGGTTTTGCTTAGGTTTTTCATATATGTCTAGACCAGCATTTGTTTGCAATGATGTTTTGTATGCCATCTGTCTCAATTTTACAGCAGATATAAGAGTGTCAATTGATCCAAGAAATTCACATTCAAATTCTGAATTAAACTGTGCTTCTGAAGTATTTTTTATTGTTTCTTCTTTCCATGCATCATCACGGCCAGGAACTTCTCTCCAACTAACTTCTGTTGGAATATATGCATTTCTTCCATCTTGAGCATCCACCCAAAGCTTATAAAACATATTCATACCATGAGGGGTTGAAACTATAATAACTTTTGTAGTCTGACCAGAAGTGATTGTGGGATATACTGATGAAAAAAACTGTTCTGCAATTGTGGAAGGAACATATGCAAACTCATCTAAAAATATTACATTATATGAACCACCACGAACAGCACTGGAAGATGTAGCAGATGCAACTATTTTTGAACCATTCTCTAATTCAATATTACCTTTATTCCAAGAAAGAATACCTTGCTGCATCCAAACAGGTAAATTTTCATATGCAAGTTGCAACCTTCCTAATATATCTCTTGCAGTTGCAGATTTATTAGCTAGTACAGCAACGCTTACACTAGGATTAAACAAAACAAAATGTAAAAGATATGAAATGATGATAGTGGACTTGCCTGATTGTCTGGGTAATTTATGAATGGTAAATCTATTATTATGCATAGAATTTACCATATCTCTTTGAAAATCATACATATCAAATGGTACAAGACCGTGATCAAGAGATACTATTCTAACAAAGTTTTCAATAAAATACAAAGGATCATTAGAACATTTATTATATTCTATTATATTTTCCTCGCTAAATTCTTGAGGAACATTAACCCTCTTTAGGTTAGGATTTCCTAGATATGATTCCATTTTATCTTTCTATTAAAAAATTACTCGCTATACTTATTCTTATTGCATCTTTAGTTGCAACACCAACACCATGTTCTAACCAACTTGGAAAGAGTATTGCTTCGCCAGCATCAAATGGTCTTTTTCTAATTATATTAGCATATGGTTGTTTCAAAAAATGATGAGACTTATCCATTTGCTCTAATAGTCTTGGGTCTTTAAGATAAAGATTTGCGTCCTCTGTTGGTGTAACATAATAGACGCATGACCAACTAGCTTCCTCATGAATATGAAGCATGGTACATTCGCCTTTTCGACTTATGTTTGCCCAACTATTAATCATTTTAATAGAAGCATCATCAATATAAATCTGACCTAATATTTCATTTACGCCAATAAGAAGAGATTTTTTTAAAAAAGAAAATTCATAATCGAGCAAGTCTTTATTACTTTGCCACCCGCCGCCCTGTATAGGATCAAAACGAAACCCTAAATCTTTTTGCTCTCTCTCTAAAATATTATTTTTTATAAATTCATTATCAATATTATTAACTGTAAAAGTGTAAGTGGTTGTTGGCCACATGTCCTTATTTTTTACATTCTCAATTACTTCCATCCTCAATTTTATCCTTCAACATTTTTTGTAATTCCGTTGTAGAACCAACGAACAATGCGTTTGTCACATTCTTGGGTGCATTATTTGGCACCTCTTTTAATCTACGCATCTTCTCTTGCAAATCACCTAACTTCTCTGTCACTTCAGCAACATTCTTTATCAATTGTCCAGCAACCTCATATGCTCTTGGATGCTCTCCCTCTTTTGCGAGTTCCAATATTCCATCAATTGCATCTGAACCCTTTTCAACCAAGTTGTAAAAATTGTCCCTCTGATATTTGTAATCATTCTCAATATCATCTTCACTAACTTCTACTGTGTTAGGTATGATTTTAGGCATAGTAGTTGGAACTACTTTTTCTATAATACCAAATTCTTTATCTAGTCTTAATGTAGAATCTTTTGTCGTCATGATTTATTATCGTCTTCACCTGTTTCTGAATTATAGCCTTGTGCATCTTGGAAGAATGATGTAGTTTCACTAAATCCAAAATCATCATCAGCATCAGCAGTTGTTGGATTTGGTACAACTTTATATCTCTGTTCCCGTTTTGGAGATTGATCTGGCAAATCTGTATACTGATCTACTATTGCAGTTTTAATAACCTTACTAGAAGTGATGGGCCCGTATAGATAAAATTTTGTGACAAATGATAGTGTATATATCAAAGCTCTACGAGTAGTAAAATCTCCATCATAAGTATCATCATAACTAATGCTGTTTAAAATTATAGGAACATCTCTCTTAATTCCCAAATCTGGATCATCGTTAATAGTTAAAGTATAATCGGGCTGAAAGAATGGAAGAATTTGTTCTACTATCTGTAACGCATCATCAGATTGTTTTGCCATAATATACAATTCAAGATCAAGATTATATGGTACTGGCATGTACTGTGTATCTAATTGTTTTGTATTTGTGCCTTTAACTTTTTTAAATTTTTGTACACGACTCAATTTTCTTATAGGATCATAAGAAAGATTTTTAATTTCAAACCCAATACGAGGAAGAGTAATAGCAACTTGTTTTGTCAGATCAGCATCTTCACGCAAGCGCACAAGAAACTTCTCTCTTGGGCCATACGCAAGAGGAACTTTCATATGTTGTATTATATTTCCAGAATTATCTTTGCGAACAAGACTGATATCATTAAACAATGTTCCAAAAGAAACAATAACCTTACGGATTGTTTCATGGTAAAACTGAGTTCCTAACATTACGAGCTACTCCCTGCATCCCCAAATGGATTTGATTCACTAAAGTCTAGAACTGATCTGCTTTGAGATTCAAAAAGTTCGTTCTGTGATGTCTTATCTTGATCAAAATCTCCTACTATATAGTCCTCTTGTATGAGATATTCTGCGTCACCACTATCAGCAGCCTGTTCAAGAATGATACTTTCACCAACAGAAGTGCTGTCGCTTTCACCAAGTATATTGTCACCATCTGTTTCTTCAAGTAGCAACCCAGAAGCAACATCGTCATCAGTGCCATACTCCAACCTAATATCTTCTGTAACCGCTGAGGATTGTTCCAGAGTAAACTGATAGATAAGAGCATTTTGCGATTGTTCACTTTCAATATCATCAATACCCGAAATGCCGGTATCAATAATTTCTGAACTATAATCATACAGACGGCATCTTAATTTGTATACTGGATTGTTATCTAATTGATAAAATGGCTCATCGTGATCCACAAAATTTATCTGAAACATCTTGTCAAGAATTGGATGATAAATTGCATCACCTTCTTGTGGCCTATCAGAATCCGTTGCGGCAGTATCTTGTAAAATATAAAAAACATTGTCGCCACTTGCCGTGGTCAAAGTAGATGAAGAAGATGATTGATCTATGGTTCCAGCTTCTAATTGTATTGAGCCACCAGAGCTAGTATCTGTTCCATCTTGAATTTGTATTTGCCGATCTAATTCTTGAAATCTTTCTTTATTTACAACAAAGGTTGCGTCACTTAAATTTTGCAAACCAAACTGATTCATCAATTCCTTTTCGCCAGCAAATCCACCATCTGCATCTTCCATATACATTTCTATGGGATGCTGAGTTCTAAATTTGGAAAGAGAATCTTCGCCCAGAATCGTATCTTCAGCAACAAGAGTACGATCCATGTAATAAACATCATGGCCATATATTTGAATTGCTTCCTTTACAAGATCACTATATAAATTTCGTTCAGTTACGATTGAAGCAAAATTGCTTGTATGAAATGCTGTATTAACTGCCATTCATTTATCCAATCATGTAATTTATTGGTAGCTCAAAGGCAAGTTGAATTTGTTCCTCAAGTTTGTTTTGCTCTTCTAATGCTTGGGTGTAAATGGTTTCACCATTCATGGTAATTCCACCAAGCATAGTAACTCCACCAAATTTACTAAGGTTTGCTCCCCATTGTTTTTTGATAAGGGCGGTTGCATATCGTTTCAGATAAATGTCATCGTAAATATCTGTATATGTAGTGGGGTCTAGTTTTCGATAGCATTCAATAAGAAGATAATCAACATCAGCTGTTATATCATTTGCCCAATCCATATCAATATAAAGACGATTTTGATGCTGATTAAAACGAATAGGAGTTTCACCAACAAGTATGTGTTCTAGCAAATCAATGTTGTCCATTGTCATTTGATATTGAATAACAGATGTTGAAGAGAAATCAAACAAATCATTCAATCGCAACTGATACCGAATATCAAACATGCTGCTTCCACCGCCAGTATCAGTAAATGGAAATACTTGCACAACAGACACAACAGAGCTGGGAATTGGAATAAAGTTCTTTCCTTCCTTCCAAGTAGCAGTTATTGAATTATCAGCAGTATCAGTTGCGGTAGTTGATGCATCAGAACGGGCCCTAGTTACCTCATCAGAAGTAATAAGATGCTTGAGATACATTTTTTCAATACCATCATAGTGATATTGAGCAAAGTATTGAAGTGCTTCATCTAAACGATCATCAGCCTGATCATCGGATATATTAATATCGATAACTCCATATCCGAGTGATCTGAGGCAATAACTTTTTAATGTAGCTTTTGTTGTAGGGACAGCCATACTTATATTCCTTTTCTACATATTTATATGCACTGTATCTCCAAGTTAGGAACGATTACCTACTAACTCCTTGAGAAGATTTTTAATTTCATGCATTTCAGATTTAAGATGATTTATTTCTCTTGTTGTATCTCGTATTTCATCTCTTTGTGCTTGTGCTGCAGCAGCACGTTTTCTTGCCTGTTCATAAGCACCGACATTACGATTAATAATTGCATGAGAAGTAGTATCTCTCACTAAATCTGGATGTCCTTCAACTTCTCTATATTTTCTTGTCATTTTATATTTTTTATGTTGCTAAAGCTAAAACTCTTAAATCCTTTATTCTTGGTGGTGTAGATGTATTTGTCCCTTGCATAATAATTTTAATCTGAAAAGATATGAATTCTGTAAGAGAATCACCTATCCCGTCATCAGTTATACCAGCAGTATAAACATATTCTTGAAAATCATCTATATCAGCTGATGGTTGAATCGTAGTATCAGATGAGCCATCACTATTAAAATATCTATAACCTAAACTCTGAAAATCCACTGACTCATCAGCACCCAAAATCTTATACATAACTTTAATATCATTAGATGCGGGTCGATGTGCAGCAAATATTACTTTCAGACTTGTTGCTAAGCTCTCAAGGGAGACTTGTTTAGTAATATAAATTGCTGCATTTTGATCTCCCTCTGTTAATTCAGATGAAACATAATCTGTTGTAGGATATATATCAGAAGATGAATCAATATTATTCAATCTATTTGATACTGTCAATAAAGATGATCTTTCCATATCAATAACAGGAGAAATATCTGATGTTTCTGAAGTCAGTGTAAGTTGTGTTTCATATGATTTTAAAGAAGCTAATTCATTTTCTTCATTAATTGCCGAAGTTACCATACGAGGAGCTTCAAATTTATAATTATCATTTAGTGGATATGTTACAATCGGTACAGCTGTTGTATTATTTCTGCCAGTAGTAAATGATGTTTGTGTTCCGCTTGGACTTGTAGCAGAAGTTAATGTTGCCGTTGAAGAAATTCTAGTATTTTGAAATTCCAATGCAGAAACAATGGTCTGCATATAATCCATCAAAGCATTTTCAGTTGCAGTTACAACAGTGCCACCAAATTCAGATACAGATGCTGACCCATCAGTTACAGGAGTTGTATCTAACAAAACTGTATAGCTATCTATTTCTGGATTTGCAATAGCAGTATGAGTTTTATTAATTTCAGTAAATGGAATTTTATGCGACTGATACAAATACACAGTTGCACCATCAGCATGTACTGCAGCAGTTGTACTGTCTACACCTCTTGAAAGTCCTGATACCGCATTTGTGCTGATCGTAGTATATGTCATTATCTCATCATCAATTTTAATATACCAAAGATTATTTGCCAACTTTGAATACTTACCAGAAGTATCATCAAAACTAGTTCCGCTTGTTAGTGTTAATGTAGTTCCGGCAGCAGTCATTGCGCCATTGAGTGTTGTTGATGCGCCAGATACAACGCCACCAATAGTTACATTATTACTAGTAGCATACATATGATGATCTGGATGTTTAATTTTTAGAGTTGTACTTTCATCCATAATAATAGGATCACGGCCCAAGGTGGCACTTGGCACAACATCATTAACTAAAGTTACAAGACCATCAGCATCAGTATCAAATAAAGCAGCTTTAACAGAAAATTTCATATCTTCCATTGGAGACATTGCAAATGCAGTACCATTATGAGATTTAAATAAAACTCCAACATGTGGTTGTTTCGAAACAGTTCTAGTTCCTCCTATATCAACATCTCCCATTCTTGTAATCCAAACTTTATGATGTGGAGTATTAGAAAGTACAGCAAGAGCATATTCAGTTTCAGTTGTAACATAAACTGGCGAAGGAAATGTAAATGTTGTTGCAGTAGCACCAGTATCCGATACATTAATATCAGCTACATTTTTAGTAACTCTAGAATAAGGTAAAATTTTGCTGCCGGGGTATCCATTAACAACATTTCTTATTTCCACTGTTACAGGAAGAGTATCATCTTTAGCTCCAAAATAAATATCAACAGATGTTAAAAATCTACCAACTGTAGATACTTCTGGATTTTTTTCAACTTTAAATGTTTGTGCTAATGGACTACCGGCCATTTTATTTCCTTTCTTACATTAGTAATCATGAAAAACCTGATCATGTAGCTACACGGGCTTTCTCTGCGGCAGTGTGCCACGATCTCGTATGATCATGACCGCCATCATGATCATGAAAAACCTGACCATCCGTTGCATTCGGGTGAGGCCCCGTACCCACCGCATGCCAGCTGCCCGACGATATAACGTCACGGGTGCTATGCAGAATGGCATACCTTCCGCCCTTGTTCGCTGGCCAGCTCTGGGTTTGCTTTGCTGCCGGCGTTACAGGTGCAGGATTACCATGTGTAACAATTGGTCCTGTTGAAGTAGCAGAACTGCTAGTAGATTGACTAACTGAAGTTTTTACAACTTCTGCAACTTTTGTTGCAATTATTGTTTCTTGCTGAGTTTCAAGCATACCAGCTGCACGATAAATTATATCTCCAGCTGTACCATGACTTGATTCTACGTTAGTTGGGCCATCTATAGGACTAGAAGTAAGTCTAAATTTAAGTTCACCTGTAGAAAATCTGGGATTTCCAGAAATTTTAGGATCAGGTATTACAAATGTTCCTTCAATTTTTCCTGTTGCAGTTGTAACTAACTCGCTACCAGCAGTTATAGTTGTTTCAGGACTATAGTCCGAACTGGCAGGAGTAACATAATCAGAAACATCCGTTTTATTAAAAAATGGAAATATTCTTGTTTTTGGTTTAAAATTCTCACCAGTAAATGTTATTGTATTTGACCTAGCTATTGGAATAGCCACCTTAGAAATAGATTTAAACCCTTGAGACTCCGTATCAACTCTAGGAGTAACTTGAGTATTAACACCTGTTCTAGTTGATTTTGTTGTTACAGTTTCAATTGTTCTTGATTGTTTTTGAGTGCCAGTAAGATTACCAGACCACGTTCCCCATTGAGTTTCAGAATCAGTCACGCCTGACCATCCAGTTTGCCATGAGTTCCAAATTGTTCCAAGATTATTTCGTTCTTTTGCAAGCACCGCATCATAATCACCATTACGATTTATAATGAGATCAGGAGCAATCTCTGTCTCAAACCATGTGTCAGAATCAGGAGTTATATCAATGTTACCAATCCAAGTGGCCGTGAGAAAAGGAGCAACTCTTTCTAATCTTGTAGCAAAAGAATTTTCTGTTAATGTTACTTCGGTATAAGGAAGAGTTATTAAGTTACCTGTTTTTTGATATCCAGCTGCCGTTCGAGCAGCTGTAGTTGTAGCATCTTCTATCAAAGGTATTGCTTTAGTTCTATGTTGTGGACGTAATTCTCCTAATTGAAAATCCATAGAACATTTATAATCTTTATGAACAGTATCACCAACACGATGACCTTTAAAATTATCAACCATAAATCCAGACTTGAATCTATTCAATCCATTTGCGTCTGTTACTTCAAAACTTTCAGCAGTTCTTTCCAATAAATTTAATGCAGTATAATATTCAACATCTTCTAATCTATCTGCAAGCTTACCAATGTCTTTCATAGTATATCTTTGATGTTTTTCTCTTTTTACTAAAACATCATTTGGTTCAAAAGTATATGCCGGAATAAACATCGTTGCAATTAACATTGAATCATCAGGTATTTTTGGAACAACTGGATTTTCAGCACTAGAACCTACATATACTTTAAATATTCCTAATTGACTTAATGCTATTGCTGCTGTTTTAGGAAGATAATATTCAAAATCTGCTTGAATAAAAGAACCTGGCTTTAGAGTATCTGCTGTAGAACCACCTGTTCCACCAAAAGTTCTACTTGCAAAATTAAAAGAATTTCCAGTTATTTCATCTACAGTAGACAAAGTTGTTGATGCACCAGCGACATCATCAACAGTGGGACGATAATCGTAACTATCAGCAAGAGGAAAAGTGCCGCTTGGAATTGGTTCATCTGGATCAATTTTTGAACCAGTATATGTTGGAATATCATCATATTCCATTTGTAAGGCAATATCATTATAAGAATCAACTGTGAATAAATCTCCAGCGCCATGTTCAAGATAATCATAAACAACAAGAAGTTTTCCGATTGGTGCTGATGATCCTTTTTTTCTGGTAATTCTTGAAATATCATAAAAGTTATCTCGTTGACCAGTATCAAGAACATATCTTGTGGTAATTACAAGATCGCCTTCTGATGTTGCAGAAGTTGTAGCCTTTGCACCAGAACTTTGTCCCGTAATTGTTTCACTACTAGTGAAATAAATAGCATTTGTAGAAACATAACTCATAGGACTTGATGTACTAATAAGTCTACCTGTGGCACCAGATGATCCACCAGTAACAGTTTCTCCTCTAGTAAATGTTCCTGTAATTGTCCCAACTGTAAGAGTAGGAGCTACAGCATCTACACTTGTATCCTGTGAGTCGAAAACACCCACCATTTTAAATGCATCTGCTCGTCCAAGAGAAATATCTCTATCTGATGGACGTGTACCATATGCATCTGTCGCACCAGTTGAAACTTTAAGTTGCTTCATAAGTCTTGTAGATTTTATTTTTTGTGTTACGGAAGTTTTAAGAATAGTTGCAGTAAGTTTTACTTTTGCCGAAGCACCAAAAATAGTATCATCAGTAATTGTAAGTGTAACTGTTCCGGCACCAGAAGCTGTATCAGCAATACTAACAAGTTGACCTTGAACGCCTGTTCCATCACCAGCAGTAAGAATTGACATAACATAATCTTTTTCTGCAAGAGCAACAAAAGTTTCATTAGAACTAGCATTAAATGCAACTACACCAGAAGAATTTGTAGTACCAATAAATTGTCTACGAACAGTATATTGCGTATCCGTTATACCAGAATTGTTAGTAGTCAAAAGTGTCTTAATAACTCTCTTTGGAAGTTTTTCTAATGCATTATTTTTAGCAGGATCAGTAAGTCTTGGAACAAAAGCTTCTTCCATAAGAGTGCCGCCGGTATTGGCATTTGCATCACCTGATTCACCCCCACCTGATAAATCACCCGCATTAGCACTATTAGCATCCGTTCCATCTAGTGTTAAAGAACCTAATTCTCCTGCCCTTCTTACTGGTGGTTGTAAAACAATATCAGCAGTAAAGTTTTGACCAGCTGTTTGTCCTGTATCTTCCATAAAGAAAGATCGAGCTTGAGAAAAAGTAAAAGTTTGGTCAGCAGCATTACCAAGTTCTGATGAAACAGTAAGATCAGTATTACCCGAATTTTCTATAAGTCCACCTGTTTCAGCAGATTTTGAAGAAATAAGTTTCTCTCCACTTGTGAAAATTCCTGATTCTTTTATAAGAATTAATCTTGTTCCAGTTGTAGTTGCTTGCTCATTTACAACATAGCCAATCGCACCAGATGAGGCACCTTCTATTCTTACTCCACCAGATGTATACCCTGCAATAAGTGTTGGGGAAGGAGTACCACTAAGAGTAATAAAGGTAAACATCTTAATATCCCAAATATACAATTTATATTGTGTATCAGTTTGACCAACTGTACCAGAAGAATATTCTATAGCTCTTGCTCGGCATTGACCAATTATATTATTTTTATTAGAAACTGCAGCATTAGCAGACCCTCTAGTACTATTAAAATCTGAATAGATATGCATAGTTTTGTATGCAGTATTTTCGCCAGAAATTGCTGAGATATCAGGTGTACCATACGCATTATCAATAAGAACATAATTTCCAATATTTGCTAAGGTTTGTCCAGCATTTACTGTTTCAAAATCTCTTGCCTTGGAAACATCCTTATATGTCACAGCAATTTTTTCAACTTCATAACCTTTAATATATGCCTTGCCCAAAGATACTTCTGCAACCAAACGAGTATTATTTACACTATTACCATCATCTGATACATCACCAGATGCGTATACACCAACTCTCTCATTTAAATTTACTTGTTCTTTCATTTGAA